ACTGAAGAAGAATGGGACAAGATGGATACCTTCATCGACCATTCTAAAGACGAGGCTTATAGCTATGCCGCCATTGAGCAATTAATAGAAAAATATCTTGTGCGTAACCGCAGCACAAAAGAAATTTACGAGACCCCACAAATACGATATATGGTCGCAGCAGCCACAGTCTTTCATAAGGAAGAACCTCTTTCTGCTAGAATGCGTTATATAAAGGAATATTACAATGCTGCTTCTGATGGTTTGTTCACTCTTGCTACTCCTGTGCTTGCTGGCCTTGGCACCCCAACAAAGCAGTTTTCCAGCTGTGTGCTTATTCGCAGTGACGATGATCTTGATAGCATTTTCGCATCTGGCGAAATGATGGCTAAGTATGCTAGCAAACGTGCTGGCATTGGACTTGAAATTGGACGTTTGCGTCCACTGGGCAGTCCTATTCGAGGTGGTGAAATCATGCACACCGGCATGATTCCTTTTTTAAAGAAGTGGTTCGGTGATTTACGCAGTTGCTCACAAGGAGGAATTCGAAATGCTAGTGCTACTGTATTTTATCCAATTTGGCATCATCAGTTTGACGATCTTATCGTTCTTAAGAACAATCAAGGAACAGAGGAAACCCGAGTCCGTCATATGGATTATGGGGTTGTGCTTTCCAGTTTTTTCTGGCGAAGATTCAGAAACAAAGAAAACATAACCTTCTTCGACCCTAACGAAGTGCCGGACCTCTATGAATCATTCTATAGAGACACAAAACGGTTTGAGGATCTATACGTCAAGTACGAGAAAACACCGGGTCTCCGCAAGAAAACAATGGCTGCGGAAGAAGTTTTCAAAAGCGGAATCTTAAAAGAACGCACAGATACTGGGCGTATCTATCTTGTGTTCATTGACAATGTGATGAATCAGGGTCCATTTGATCCTGAGTTCCATACCATTTATCAAAGTAATCTTTGCTTAGAAATTTTGTTGCCTACTACACCGTTCAAGAGATTAGATGATCCTAACGGCCGCATTGCTCTTTGCACACTTGGTAGCATCAATTGGGGTTCGTTCCGTAATCCAGAAGATATGCGCCGTGCATGTCGCATACTACATCGTAGTCTTAATAACATTCTTGACTATCAAGATTTCCTAAGCATACAGAGTAAGTTGTCAAACGATGAGATTCGTCCACTAGGAATTGGGGTTACAAATCTTGCATACTGGCATGCTAAACGTGGGATGAAGTATGGCGAGAAAGACGCATTACAAGAAGTTAAATCTTGGATGGAACATCAAATGTACTATCTAACAGAAGCAAGTGTAGAACTTGCTAAAGAGCGTGGTAAGTGCCTAGATAGCGACAAGACTTGGTATGGTCGTGGCATCTTCCCTTGGGAGCGCCGTGCTAAAGGTGTTAACGAATTAGCTGACTTCAAGCCCGAATTAGATTGGGAAACACTCAGACAAGAAATGAAACAATATGGTGTTAGAAATGCTACAAACGGTGCCATTGCACCCGTAGAATCTAGCTCAGTAGTGATTAATTCTACTAATGGTATTGAAATGCCAATGTCATTAATTTCTACGAAGGAAAGTAAAGCAGGAAGCTTTACTCAAGTAGTTCCTGAATATCAAAAATTAAAGAACAAATATCAACTAATGTGGGATCAAAAAGATTGTACGCCGTATCTAAAAACAGCGGCAGTACTGCAAGCATATATTGATCAATCTATCAGTACAAACACATTCTACAATCCGGCTCATTTCCCGGAGAGAAAAGTACCCACAACAACTATAGTTAAAAACTTAATGCAGGCCCAAATATGGGGAATTAAAACATTCTATTACAGCCTCATTAATAAACAAGGCTCAAGGGCCATTGAACAATTAGAAGTACCGCAACAAGACAGCATAGACGAACTAGAAGATGATTGTGAGGCTTGCAAGTTATGAAGATCGGGATATACGGAGATAGCTACGCAGATTGTGACTCTAGTAACTTAAATTTTTGGGTTAATATATTGCAAACGCTGTTATCTGCGGATACTAAAGTATCCATAGATAACTATGCCAAAGGAGGCTCATCTCTGTATTTTTCATATAAAAATTTTTTAGTAACACAACATCGTTATGACTTAGTACTTTTTCTAGCTACTGAGCCTCACAGATATCCAATCTCTTTTGAAACACAAGCTGCAATCGGAAAAAAATTTTATATTACGGGTATACCACACATAGATCAATTAAAACTAAGTTTGAAGTTAACTTCGGGTGAAATTGAGTTTTTAGATTCTCTTAAGGGTTGGTTCTCCGCTAGTTCGCAGCCATATAACGATGATATGGCAGATATTATCTTAGACAAGGTTGAATATCTACACAAAAATGTTATAATATACCCTTGCTTTACACAGTCTTTTAAAAAAGAAAGATATAAAAAATATAATCTAGATCCATATTTGCACCCGTTGCATTGTTTTTGGCATAGACAGTTAGAGTTATTTGACATAGATCATGTTAATTTTTCAGCACAAGAAAAGAAAACATTAGCATGTCACCTAACACCAGAATTCAATCAATATTTTGCTAAAGTGTTATACTCTAAAATAACAACGGATAAATATGATCACAGTGGGTTCTTTGACATTACTATCAAAGAACCCAAAACACACTATTACAGTAATTGGGACTAAAATGAGCGATAAACAATATAATTTAAAAACTAAAACAGATTACCTATCCAGAAAAATGTTTTTGGATCCAGAAGGTCCTGTAACTATACAACGTTTTGAAGAAGTCAAGTATAAAAAGATTGCTGATTTTGAGCAGACTGCAAGAGGTTTCTTTTGGGTTCCTGAAGAAATCAGTTTAACGAAAGATGCACAAGATTTTAAGGATGCTAGTGATACTGTAAAACATATTTTTACTAGTAATTTATTGCGTCAAACTGCATTAGATAGCTTGCAAGGTCGTGGTCCAAGTCAAATTTTTACTCCAGTTATTAGCTTACCAGAACTAGAAGCACTAGTATATAATTGGACTTTCTTTGAAACTAACATCCATAGTCGTAGTTATAGCCACATTATTCGTAACATCTATAATGTACCTAAAGAAGTGTTCAACACTATCCATGACACTAAGGAAATTGTTGAGATGGCAAGTAGTGTCGGTAAGCATTATGATAACTTACATAAATTTAACTGCATCAAAGAAGTGGATGATGATCCGTACAATTGTCCAGAAGAATCACATATCAAAGCTATATGGTTAGCATTACATGCAAGTTATGCATTAGAAGCTTTCCGTTTTATGGTAAGTTTCGCAACGAGTTTGGCAATGGTTGAGAACAAAATCTTTATTGGTAATGGTAACATTATTAGTTTGATTCTACAAGACGAACTTCTACACAAAGGTTGGACTGCATTCTTGATTAATCAAGTAGTAAAGGAAGATTCACGCTTTGCAAAAATTGCGTCAGAATGCCATGATGAAGTGTTGCAGATTTACAAAGATGTTATCCGTGAAGAAAAAGAGTGGGCAGATTATTTGTTTAAGTACGGTCCTGTTATTGGACTTAACGCAAACATTCTTAAAGATTTCGTAGATTATACAGCAGTGGGCGCATTGAAAGATATTGGAATTAAATATTGGAATTCTGCACCCAAAACAACTCCTATACCTTGGTTCAATAAACATAGCGATACAAGTAAAAAACAAACTGCATTGCAAGAAAACGAATCTACTAATTATGTTATCGGAGTAATGAGCGACAGTATAGATTACGAACAACTACCAGCAATTTAAGGAGAAAATATGAAAGCTATAATTTGGAGTAAGTATCATTGCACATTTTGTGACCAAGCAAAAAAGTTGCTTGAACAGAATAAAATTCCATACGAAGAAAGAAAAATCGGAGATGGATACACAAAAGAAGAATTGCTAGAAGCGGTACCCAACGCACGTACTGTTCCGCAAATCTTTTTAGACGACAAACTAATCGGTGGTTATACCGAACTTAAACAATTTTTATCAAAGGCAGCATAATGACATTAGAAACAGGTAAAGTATTCACATTCAAAATGAACAGTGGAGAAGAATTAATAGCAAAAATCGTTAATGTAGGTACAGAAATTACGGTCACAGATCCCGTTAGTATCGCCCCTGGTCCTCAGGGTATGGGTTTGGTACCTAGTATGTTTACCGCAGAAGCTGGTAAAAACGTGACGATAAATACTAATAGTGTTGCTATGTACGCAGAAACTGAAGATAACGTAAAGATGAAATATCTTGAAGCTACCACAGGAATAAAGGTACCTAGTAAGAAGTTAGTATTGGGGTAATAAATGCCAGCAGTTGCAAGACAAGGGGATAGTTTCAGCACAGGACACGGTTGTACCGGTCAGTCTACACTTACCGGTCCATCTGGTGATGTGTTTGCGGATGGAATCGGTGTTGAACGTCAAGGTGATCCCTGTGTCGAGCATACAATTAAAAGTGGAAAAAGATGCGTACCACATGTCGTTAATATATCAAGTGGTAGCGGATCGGTGTTTGTAAATGGCAGACCTATTGCTAGAGTGGGTGATTCTATTGATGCAGGTTCAATAACAAGCGGATCACCTAGTGTAACTGCAGGATAACATGTATTGTGACAACACCAAAACAAACACCTTTAGGTATTAATGTACAAGGATCTCTATTACAAAGTATAGGGATCAATATTAATCCTATCAATCAAGGATACATAGGAGTTAGCAAAGTTAATCCTACGTATACCTTCGGATCTATTGTCAATGATACATGTCTTAAGTTATTAACATATGCAATCAACGATGCATATAACAGAGGAGTAGTAACTAAAACTCCCGCTGGTACTAGCGAATATGATGATTTAATATCTATAGGTGAAGATTATTGCCCTGCATTGGGAAATTCTAAACCCCCTACTTATGATGCGGTAGATCCTAGCGGGCAATGGACAGGAGCAGGAACGCCTGCCACAACAGGCTATGCCAATGATGTTAATCCTGATTATCCTAACAATGATGAAGGTCAAGGACAACAAGCAAGTTGGTTGCCTTATGACATGACTAATCCAAACAATTCAGTTACGCAATGGGGATTCTTACGAAATTATGCGTTACAAGCTTGGAATGAATTTAACTATAACGGATCTAGCCCTAGTAGTTCGTCAGTAAGCTATAAAGATTTTCTTAGTTCATTCTTAACTGCTAAAGGATTTATAGATAGTACAAACACATCAATTCATGCAATGACTAATAGTGAAACTTTTTTAAAAGGAACCTATAGCAACATGAATGATTTGACCAGTGCTGATATCACAGGTGTAAACTTAGCTACTGCTGAATTTGGACAAGATTGTGTTATTGCAGGAAAAGCAATTGACTTGACAAAGTTAGATAAGTTCGGACTTCCGTCTGTATTGTTACAAACAATTAAGAAGTATAACGCTATATCTCAGTCATTAACTGTTGCATTACTTTCTGCTGGATTCAGTCCTGATGAAGTAGAGAGCATTGCAAATAATACTGCACCTTATATATCAAAACAACAAGAACAACAATTATACGGAGCGTTCTTAGTTATTGTTGGAACAGATTTACAGGATATTTTAGTTCCCTTGAACTGTAAAACTAAGGAACTAAGTTCATTAGCAGACTTGCTAAATGTACAAAAGTTGTTCCCGAATAGTTATAGATCAATGACTGTTCCTGTTTATAACGTGACTCAAGGTCCAACAAATAGTAAAACATATTATCCTATATATGAAAACAATGGATTGAGTCCTAGACTAAAGAATCCAACTATCGTCAATCAAATCGGTGAGGTAATTCTTCCAGGCACACCTCCTGTTATTGAAACAGCAACAATTCTAACTGTAGAAAATACTTCTTCATATCTTGATGACAGCAGCAATCCTGTTAACGGACAAGGAATTTAATAATGGCAGATCAACCAAATTTTCAAATTCCACCGTTAGGTTTTGGATCGTATTTACAAGATATTTTACCTGAAGATGTGGCTATTGCCGCCGGCGCCTTTGCTGCGTCTATGCAGCAAATACGAAACATTAAGAATGTAAACTTCGAAGAATTTGCACAAGTTGCATCTTCAATTGAAGTTACTACTAAGAATTTAGATATGATAAATGGTACTGATGTACCAACCGACACAGCACTAGCAGACGCAGGAAAAAATATACTAGCATTGGGTAGTGGTCCTAATGGTGCTTTTACTGCTAGTGATATGTTCGGTTGTATGTCTGGTTTGCCTTATAGCTGGAAAGAATTACAGAACAACATAGAAGCATTACAAACTACTAAATTATCTAATATCTATAATCAACTTTATTTGGCTACAACCTGGGACTCTGCTGTAATCACTGTACAGTACACAACAAACGCAGGTCCTACTTATACAGTTACAGGTGTTACGATATCTATTCCGGGTGGTGGTTATGGTAGAGGCGGCGCAGCAGCGCCTACGATTACTATCGCCGGTGGCTCAGGAGCAACAGCAACATGCACCATAGGCACAGATCCCAGTGATGCTGGGTCAACTGGTAGCGGAACATTTGGTAGAGTCACTACAGTAACTTTAACATCAGCAGGCATAACAACAGGTACTATACCAACAGCAACGATACAATGTCCTCCTACTGCAACATTACCAGTTGCTATCGATGGTAGCATATCAACTAGTGGTGTGAATACTGCCAGTGGTACAGCAGGTTGGCCTGGAATGAACACTGTTGTAAGTGATTATGTTGCACAAGCAAATGCTGAAATTCAAAGTATTGTAGCAAATAATCCTACACAGGCTAAAATCTGTAATACAGTATATAATGCAGCCGGCAAACAGTTAATGATAGAACAGAGAACTAGATATAATGGAATAGCTCCGGTACCACCTGAACTAGATACGTACATTAATCAGTATCTAGGTACTGTAATTACATTCACAGATGCATTAGGAAATCTTGCAAAAAATACATATCCACATATGTATGCACAAACGTTAGAAGCTATAGCAGACTTGTCCACAACGGGTGGACAAAGTATTGTGGGCTTGATGCGTCAAGAAAGAAATGCTGCTAGATTAAGCGAGATAGGAATAGAACTAGATACAGAAATACCAGGCAACATAGGTGAAAACACATGCCCGGTATTAATATCGAATAACACAGTACCTACAGCAGAAGCAGGTATCGATGTTACAGGTATTAACGGAAACTCAGAAGATCCAGTAACAACATATACAGTTCCGTCCATATTGTTACAACAAACAGATGAATTAATAGCACCAAAACCATATGGCTACTATGATCCGAACACAAACGAATATATAAGAGTAGGCAACACAACCAATATCGAACAAAGTCCACCAATTCAAGGTATTTTGAACGTTGAAAATACTGCAACCAACAATACAAATTTACTAGGACCCTATAACAATGGAACAGGTCCTGCTATTCCAGTTTCATTAGTTGCATCAACTAATGCAGCAGAATTACAGTCCGGTTTAACAGATACAGCAATCGGAGGTAGTACTGCAACACAGACGCAACCGATTGCTGTAGTAACAGTAGGAGCAAGAGTCCCTACGGGTCAAGGGGTTCCTTTAGATGTGGGTAAAGCAGAGTTTTTGGGTAGCTTGGCAGGCTCTCCAGCTACCAATTTAATACCTTGCACATTGAATTCGGCGTACACATCTTCCGTTCTTTTACCGAATCAGTTGTCTGTGCAAGAAGCTATAGATGAAGTAATTAAATGTAACTGTACCTGTTGGGTAGATTGACCATCCGTTTTTCTTGAGTATTATTACCGAAAGTAGTAAACTTAAGAACGTTAGTATTTCTACCTAATTTTGGGTAACTCTAACTTAGAAAGGAAGTTGAAAATGGAAACAACTATAAAAACATTCAATAGGCTTTTGGGTCTATTTTTAATATATGTATTGGTTACTAACATAACCTCTTTTAAACTACAAGGTGGTTTTAACACCGATTCTTTTAGTTTTACGAATTCGGCCAAATCTTATGTTTCTTCTAAGACGGTGGATAAAACGCTAGAATGTCTAGCAATCAATATCTACAAAGAAGCCGGACAAGAAAGCTTTGAGGGTAAAGTGGCTGTGGCTCAAGTGACACTAAATCGAGTCGATCATCCAAAATTTCCCAAAGAAGTTTGTAGTGTTGTATATCAAAAGAACGTGATTATGGAGAAAGTCGTTTGCCAATTTAGTTGGTATTGTGATGCAGTCCATAGATCCCGACCGGTTAATAAAGAAGCATATGCAGAAAGCTATGCCGTCGCTAAAAAAGTTCTCTTAGAAGGTTTTAGGTTAGACTCTCTTAAAGATGCTCTTTATTATCATGCGGATTATGTAAACCCACGCTGGCCGCATGAAAGAATAACGAAAGTGGGGCGCCATATTTTCTATAGGAGCAGAACATGAGCTACATGAATACAATTATCGAATTTGTAAAAGATTTTTTCTATAATAAGCTTGGAAAAGTATCAGCCGAAACATTAGGGTGGTTAGCAAACATTGCATTGCATTGTGCGACTATCCCTTCGTTCTTCGCATTGATGACTGGAATTACAGACAAACCACCAGCAGTTGACCTAGTGTTAATGATTTGGGCAACACTTGGTCTATTGTTCTTTAAGGCAGTTCTATTAAAAGACTTATTGAATATCGTAACGATTGGTGTAGGATTTATTGTACAAGCAGCAGTAATGGCTTTGATATTTTTCAAGTAAAAAACATCATAGTAAATACTCTACTTAAGGAGATTTATGAGTTACCTATTTACAAGTGAAAGCGTTAGTGAAGGTCATCCGGACAAAGTTGCTGACGCAATTAGTGATGCGATTTTAGATTTGATAATGGTCAGCGAGGACTCCTCTTTGCGTTGTGCATGTGAGACTCTTGTTACCACAAACAAAGTCGTAGTGGCAGGTGAGTATAAGGGCTCTCTACACGAACTTCAAGTAGACAGTTCAGTAAGAAAAGTTGTTAAACAGTTGGGTTATGAACAAGAGGGCTTTGATTGGAGAAAGTTACAAGTAGTTAACCTCTTGCACGGTCAAAGTGCTGACATAGCACTTGGCACGGATTCGTTCGGTGCAGGAGATCAGGGGTTGATGTTTGGTTATGCTTGTAACGAAACTTCGGCTTATATGCCCAGTGCAATATATTGGTCTCATCGAATCGTAGAAAAACTAGCCGAATTGCGTAAGAACAAAGTTATGACCTGTTTAGGTCCAGACGCAAAGAGTCAAGTAACATTTGAATATGACGAAAACAATAAGCCAATTAGAGTTGCTAAAGTAGTTTGCTCTACACAACATACAGAAGATACTGACATTACGGCTCTACGCAAAGCAGTACAAGAAATTATAAGGGCGGTTTTACCGGCTAACTATGTTGATGATAATACAGAATTTTTTATTAATCCTACTGGTCGTTTTGTTGTTGGTGGCCCTGATGGAGACACGGGATTAACAGGTAGAAAGATTATTGTTGATACATACGGTGGATACAGTCCGCATGGTGGCGGAGCATTTAGTGGCAAAGATCCTACGAAGGTAGATCGTAGTGCTGCATACATGATGCGTTACATTGCTAAGAACATTGTAGCCAGTGGTAAAGCGGATTGGGCAACTTGTCAAGTAAGTTATGCGATTGGTTTAAAAGATCCTATGAGTTTCTACATTGAAACTGCTGATACACAACAAGCTCGCCAATTAACACAATGGGTTAAAGATAACGTTGATTTGACGCCCAAAGGTATTATTGATAAGTTTAACTTGTTTAGACCTATTTACAGCCAGACAACAAACTATGGACATTTTGGAAAAGCCAATTTGCCATGGGAAAAAGTAGATATGTTCTAATGAATGAAGAAAAAAGCAATCTTGCTAAAGGTCGAGATAGCTTTGATGCTACGGTAGGCGACAGCCTTATCCAATTTTTTAACAGAAACGTGACCCCCTACCCCACAGAGGCAGGGGGTCCAAAGTTTGACCTTGTCCCGGTTACTAAACAAAAGGACATAATGGTCAATGTTGCACGTTTACATGCACAACAAGAATATGATAGAATAATGCAACTTGTTGAAGTTCTGCAAAAACAGGCTCAACAGATAAAACGTAGACTTGATTTGACAGATATGGTCAATAAAGCTAAATATGAGTTTCAAACATATCATGGTCAATTTTATTGGCTAGTATATGATCATAGAAAAAATTTTTCTAGATTGACACCAACTGGACCCAAAGATTGGTGCACTGGTAAACCGGAAGAATATGAATATTTGTGTCGTATACGATGGTTGGGTGATTATACGTGGTTAGAAGTTGACGAAAATGGTAATGCAATATGATATCTAAAAGCCCAAAACGAGGAACTTTCCAACAAGAGAGTTCATTAAAAACATTGAATGATCCCAATAGCTCTGAAGAGGCGCGCCAAAATGCTTTAGACATGATTAACCTATATAAAAAATGGCGCCTAGAAGCCGAATCCCGAGAGTCAGATCCATTATGGCAAAAAGATAACATGGAGTATGACTTGCGTACTAGTTCCTGGGTATTAGAAAAAGTACGAGCTAGCGATACATATGCACAGAACCTGTATGCAGCTATGTGCAATAATGATTTTATTAAAAATGATGTAATGCCCATTTTAAAAGAACAGAAATGGAGTTGTTCTTGGAGATATGCAGGTGGAATAATTGCTGATATGAGGCAAGAAGGTGATTATATTGACTGGTATTGCTCTGGTATAGGTGATGGATTGGGTAACGGAGATAAAGACCGAGTTAAGGGTTATGTATCTGAGGGTGTAGTTACTGAAGAAATTAAAGCTGACCTACTTAAAGTAGGTTGGATTGTTGTAGAAGAAAATGACGATGTATAAATATAGAGTGTGGATAAGATTGAATCCATACCAAACTGCAAATGTTATTGTGTATGCAGATAATGATTATTTTGCTAAACAAATTGCTGAAGCACAATATGGTGTAGGAAACGTATTAAATTATACAAGGATAGAAGAAGATGGCGTATAGCGCACAAGTTATAGATCACTACGAAAATCCACGCAACGTGGGCAGTTTTTCAAAAGATGATGTAGACGTAGGTACAGGTATGGTAGGTGCACCTGCTTGCGGAGACGTTATGAAATTACAAATCAAAGTCAATCCAGAAACGGGGTTAATAGAAGATGCTAGATTTAAAACGTATGGGTGCGGGTCGGCGATTGCTAGCTCAAGTCTTGTCACAGAATGGGTTAAAGGGAAGTCCCTCGATGAAGCCGCAACAATCCGAAATACTGAAATCGCACAAGAACTTGCCCTCCCCCCAGTCAAAATCCACTGCTCAATCTTAGCAGAAGATGCAATCAAAGCTGCCATTGATGACTACCGAAAAAAACATTAAAAGTCCCTGCATAAATTTATGCAGATTGGATGAATTTAATGTTTGTGTAGGTTGTAAAAGGCATATCGATGAGATTGCTGAATGGTCAAGAATGGGATACGAGGAAAAATTAAAAATAGTTCAACGCACACAGAATGCCTAAAGCCTATATTTTAGTCGGAGTGCCTGGGTCAGGAAAATCTACATGGATAGCAAAAGCACCAGTAGACTGGAACAATACGGTAGTTGCTAGTACAGACAACTATGTTGAACAAGAAGCTAAAAAACAGGGAAAAACTTATAGTGAGGTCTTCACAGACGTAATGCCTGCGGCAGTCAATCATATGGCTGCAACTGTAGTCAATGCAGTTAAAAATAAGCAGGATATAATTTGGGATCAAACTAGTACATCTAGACACACACGTGCCAAAAAAATTCGAATGCTCCCCAATGACTATGAAATCATAGCGGTGGTATTCCCGACTCCAGATGAACAAGAATTATCTAGGAGACTTGCTGGGCGCCCCGGCAAAATAATACCACCTGATGTTATGAAGTCAATGATCGATAAGTGGGAAGAGCCCACTGAAGATGAGGGGTTCGACAAAATCATTCACGTAAAATAACATGGATCACGAAGAACTTAAACGAAAAAACTCTACACGCCGTCACCGAGACGAGGTTGCAGTAAAAAAACAAGTACGCATTGCCAAAGAGCACCAAATGTTAGAACCTGGCAAGTTTCTAGAAAACGCACATCGTTTTCATAAACGACATGCTATGGATTGCGGAAATCCTCAATGTTATCTATGCGGTAATCCTAGGAAAACTCACAAAGATAAATTGACACAGCAAGAAAAAAGATTGTTTCAAGATATTGATACACCAAACGACAAACATAGTAATGGACTGCCACCTGCAGAAGAAGAATGAACGTTTTATTATTAGGTGGTGCCGGATACATAGGTTCCCTATTCTCTCAAAAAACTAAACATCAGATAAAAAATGTAGACCTTTGTCTGTTCAGGGGAACAGCAGCATCTAATTTGGCTATAGAAAATTACAATAAATCAGATATCAATGAAGCTGACGTAATCGTTTGTTTGGCTGGACATAGTAGTGTGCAAATGTGTGAACATAGTCCTAGTAGGTCTTGGACAAACAACGTTCAATACTTTAGAAATCTATGCGAACGTTTACAGAAACATCAAAAATTAATATATGCTTCTAGTGCTAGTGTTTATGGAAAAACATCATCAGTATCTACTGAAGATAGCGATATTAACTTCAACGTGTTAAATCACTACGACCTTCAAAAAATTACCATTGACTTAATAGCCAATAAATATATCGCTGAAGGCAAAAACATCATAGGATTAAGATTTGGAACAGTAAATGGAGCTAGCCCAAATACTAGAAGTGATCTAATGATAAATTCTATGGTTAAAGCTGCCACAGAAAAAGGAGTGTTAAACGCTAAAAATCTAAGTATTCGTAGAGCAATTTTAGGCATCAATGATGCTTGCCGTGCTTTAGATTTGATTGTAGAGGAACACATACAACCTGGTCAATACAACTTAGCTTCCTTTAACAGCAATGTGGGGGAAATAGCTAATACTGTATCAGAGATTATGAAGGCCGACATTATCAAACACCCAGATGATCTAATAGCATATGACTTTGAGTTAAGTACTCAAAAGTTTATTAATGCTACTGGATTTACGTTTAAAGATAACTTAGAAACATTGGTTCAGGGATTACGAGAGTACAGACCTTTAATAAATTTTGATGTGAGAGATAATGATAGATACTTTGAACATTACATGGCTTGATAAATGTCTTTGTTGCCAAAGCGATAATCTCACGACCGTATTAGATTTACAAACACAACCCCTAGCTAACTCATATCTCAAGGATAGTTCTGAAAAAGAATTTGACTATCCATTAGCACTAAACTACTGCAATAACTGTGGTCATTTGCAATTAACTCATACAGTAAATCCTGATCTTCTTTTTAAGAATTACCTATATGTAAGTGGTACTACACAAACATTGCGTGATTATTTTGATAAGTTCGTCAATATCATAAGCGTATATCTACCTCATCCTGGTCCATACAATGTATTAGATATAGCATGTAATGATGGCTCACAACTAGACGCTTTTAAAAAATATGGACATAACACATATGGTATAGATCCTGCAGAAAATCTATATCACCTAAGCAGTAAAAATCATACGGTAGTATGTGATTACTTTAACCAACAATCGATAGAAAAATTAGATGTACAGAACTTTGATATTATCATAGCTCAAAACGTTTTTGCACATAACTCTTATCCTGAAGAATTTTTAAACATTTGTAAGTCTAAGCTTAGTATTAATGGTAGGTTGTTTGTACAAACTAGTCAAGCAGATATGGTAAAATACGGTCAATTTGACACGATATACCATGAACACATTTCGTTCTTTAACGTGCATTCAATGTATCATTTAGCAAAACGTACAGGAATGTATCTAGAGGATGTTTTGAAAACAGACATTCATGGTACTAGCTATGTTTTTATTTTGACAGCCGATCCTAATCATGATAACTCTACTTTGTTGCTAAAGAGTGAATCGAAACAAACATTTCAAGACGCACAACTTTTTGCTGAAAAGGCATTATTAACTGTAAACAATCTAAAAGAAGAACTGAAAAACTATGAAGATTGTTACATTGTAGGGTATGGAGCCGCTGCAAAAGGAAACACACTACTTAACTTTGGTAAGATTGATTTAGATTATATCGTAGATGATAATCCACTAAAGCACAGTATGTATACTCCTGGAAGAAAAATAAAAATTGTGTCATTGGATGACATGCTTGAATTAGCTGGTAATCGTGATATAGTATGGGTTCCATTGTCATGGAATTTTTTTGACGAGATACGTAAACGTGTTAAAGCAAAATATGACAAACCTACAACCTTTATTAAATATTTTCCTGAACTAGAAATTATAAAATGAAAACTGTCATTACACATTTTTATAACGAAGAACATTTGTTGCCGTGGTGGCTTGAGCATCACAAGAAAATTTTTGACTTTGGAGTATTGATAGATTACCACAGTACAGACCGTTCTGTAGAAATTTGTAAAGAAATTTGTCCAAATTGGCAAGTAATAACTTCTATGCATACACAGTTTGATGCTGAAGCATGTGATTTTGAAATCATGTTTTATGAAAATCAAATACCAGATTGGAGAATCACACTAACTGCGGCAGAGTTTTTAGTAGGTAATGTTGACAGCTTATGCAACAGTAATCCAGAAAGACAGCAACACATCATACCTGGAATACGTTTTACAAAATGGGATCCGTTAGGTTCACTAGATAGAAGCAAACCATTATGGGAACAAGTAACAACAGGTATATCGTATTATCAAAATCATATAGCACATCAAGGCAGAAGTTTTCATAACTATAACGATATAAAATACCCAATTGGTCGTCACTATTGGCCTCCCACAACAGAAGATGTTATGATATTTCATTATGCACATGCAGTTGTGGGCAAAGAAATGATTAAACGAAGATTGCAATTCCAACATAAAATTAGTGAAAGAGATAAAGAAAGAGGCATAGGAAATCATCATTATGTCAACAAAGGTGGATTATCATTTAATGACCTCTATGATATGCATGTAAATTACATCGCAGAAGGTCAAACCGATTGTTCCTTTTTCATTGAAAGAATTTTCGGAAAACGATAGAATGCATCATGCGCTTGTAGTTCAGTGGCAGAACGAGGGTCTCTAAAGCCCGCAGGCATGGGTTCGAATCCCATCGAGCGCACCAATCATAAATACATTTTTAGGAGAAAATAATGTCGTAGATTGAATTTGATTGTAAGGACATAGTGTTCCACTTTAATAAGGCACACTTAACAGATCAGACCATTCCCATGTGGGTCTTAAAATTTCATGGTGAAAC